GAAGAGTGGCAAAGCGTCAAGTTAAACGTGAACTCACCGAAACCGATCTGATCGTCAAATCCCAAGAAGATCCGATCTGGTGGATGGAGGAGTGTTGCGGATGGACTCTATGGGAGAAGCAGAGGGAGATCACTCAAGCGCTGATCGACCACAAGCGCGTAGCGGTTCCCGCTGCGTTCGGTGTCGGAAAGACCTTCTTGGCCTCCAGAATAGCGGCGTGGTGGCTAAACACCCACTATCCCTCGATTGTGGTGACCACTGCCCCTACTGGCCGTCAGGTAAAAGACCTTCTCTGGGCCGAGATCAAAGACGCCTATCACAGTTCCCGGGTTCCGCTCGGCGGTGAGGTTCTAACTACCGATATCAAGATCGGCCCGAAGTGGTTCGCCACGGGGTTTGCGACGAACGAAGAACACATCGACAAGTTCACCGGATATCACTCTCCGAACCTGTTGCTGATCTTCGACCAAGCGTGTGGTATCCACCGTCAGATCTGGCAAGCCGGTGAGGGTCTTCTGACCTCTGCCAACTGCCGCTGGCTGGCGCTGTCAAACACCACCGACGAGAACAGCGCGTTCGCGGACATCTGTCTCGAAGACCGGCGCAGCATGCACGGGGAGTGGAAGGTCATCAAGATCAAGGCGCACGACAGCCCGAACGTGAAGGCTGGGTGCAACATCTTCCCGGGCATTCTGTCTGCTGATTACGTCGAGGAGAAGCGCAAGGTCTGGCGCATCGGTGAGCCTCTCTGGGAGGTCTACATCGAGGCGAACTTCGTCGAGGCTGGTGCGATGACCGTTCTACACCCCTCGATGGTTCGTGAGATCCTCGAAGTCAACGAGGTAGAGCCGACCTTCGACAACATGATTCTCTCCGTTGACGTCGGTGACGAGGGCGCTGACCCAACAGTCGTAGCACTGGCCTGTGGCTCCCGCCTTGGGTACATCGATCGTGTTCTAGGAAACGACACGATGCAAGTCGTGAAGTTCGTGGTCGAGAACTGGGAGAAGTCGATAAGGCTCACAGGGCATCAGCCCATCGCGATCAACATCGACAAGATCGGCGTTGGGGCCGGGGTCTGTTCCCGGCTCATGGAACTCGGCTACCCTGTCATCGGCATCAACGTCGGGGTGAAGGCGATCAACGATACGGAGTACATCAACCGCCGTATCGAGATGGCGTGGTCTCTCCGTCATCAAGCCGAGGCCCGTTCGATCTCGTGGAAACCGTTGTACTTTACTGACCCCGACATCATGTCGATGCTTCGCGAGGACATGAGTATCCGCTACGAGCCGCTACCGTCGCAGAAGATCAAGCTCGAAGACAAGATCAAGTTCCGTCGCCGCATGAAGCGCTCTTCTGACTTCTGGGACGCGATGATGCTTGGCTTTGCAGATGCTGGTGGCATGCCCTACATCACCGACATCAACTACTCGTTCCACGGTGGTCACAAGCTGACCACCAAGGAGCTTCTGGAGCGAGGAATAGACGGGGCGGAAGCGGAAGCTCAGCTCGAAGTCTACAAGAAGCTGTTCGCTATGGGCTTCTTGGACAACGATGCCGACTTTGGAGTTGAGCGTTTCCTGTGATACCATGACCAAAACAAGGGAGAGTTGATCAATGGCCGCTTCTGACCTACTCGAAATCTTGGAGCGAGAGTTCCCAAATACCGTTCTCGAACGGCAGCGCCAGTACAGTCTCAAGGACTCCTACAAGACGATCGCGTGGGTCTATGCCTGTGTCAACCTCATTGGCGACTGCATCTCTGGCGTGAAGTACTACTTTTACACGGGTGACCAGTTCGCTGATGAGTCGGATCGAACGATCATCACCGACACGAAGCACCCCGTCAGCGTTCTCTTCGGGCCACCAAAGGAAGGTGAGATTCACACCATCTCCGAACTGATCAAGATGCAGTTTCTTCATCTCGGTCTCTTCGGCGAGTCCTTCATGACGTTTACTGGCCCGAAGCGTACCCCCCGCGATGTCGAACTGCTGAACCCCCTCTTCATGACGCCGTACATCTCGAATGACGGCAAGGAGATCAAGTACTGGGAGTATCAGCGCCCGACGATGAGCGGCGGTGGGGCACCACCTGAGCGCATCGATCCGAAGGACGTCGTGCAGTGGAAGTACCCAAATCCCTACAGCATCTTCCGTGGCATGGCCCCGCTCACCGCAGCGCGTATGGCGATCGAGCAGGACATGAACATGGCTACGTGGAACTCCGGCTTCTTTCAGGGTGGTGTGCGCAACCCCATCGCCCTGCTGCTGAAGCAGACCTTCAACGATTCGCAGCGCAAGGAGTTCGTGAACCGGCTGCGCCAGAACTTCAGCGGCTTCGTGAAAGGCCAGCTCCCGCTGCTCGTTGAGGGCGGTGTCGATGTGAAGGTGCTGGCCAATACGATCAAGGATCTGGACTTCATCGAGGGCAAGAGCCTCACTCGTGAAGAACTCTGCGCGGTCTACAACGTGCCACCGGCTCAGGTCGGTATCTTCCGCTACGCGAACTACGCGAACTCGAAGGAGCAGCGAAACATTCTCTACCTGAACACGCTGCGCCCGAAGATGATGTACTACCGCGATGTCATGCAGAACATGATTCTCAACCGCTTCTTTCCGGGCGTGTTCTGCGACTTCAAGTGGGATGAGGTCGATGCCTTCAGGGATGATCCGAAGGATGTGGCCAGCACGGTCAAGCTGCAAGCAGAGGCGGCTAAGATTCTCTTCGACATGCAGTACACGCAAGAGCAGATCGCGGAGATCATCGGAAACAAGTCATTCGATCAAGGTGGCTTTCCACCACCACCCCCGGTGGTAGTGGTAGCCCCTCCGACAGCCCCCGGGGGCGGTGACGCTCCCCCTTCTTCGCCCCCGAAGAAGCCCGGGAAGAAGCCCCCGGTGCCACCGCCCCCGGCCAAGGCCGGTGAGTTCCGCAACTCGAAGTCACGCAACTACTACCATGTGTACCCGACCAACGAAGAGCTGACGGCGTACGCTCAGGAGACGGCGAAGGCTCAGGCCCCGTTCTACAAGCGCTTTGAGAGCTTCGTTCGTTCCTTTGCCACCCAGTTCTCAGCCGCCCGTGCCAAGAACCCCTCGGCCGAGTTCTGGTCGAACCAGTGGGACAATGGTATCGGGCCGATCACCAAAGAGGCGTTCAACGAGGGCTATGCCTCGGCGTACCGCGATCTTGGGCAAGCTGCGAACCCAGATCCGTTCGACACCGAGTACCACGCGCTGCTCGGAAAGCTCGCTGCTATTCCAGCCGGTCTCGTGGCGGCGTTCCAGAAGGATCGCAAAGCAGCCCTCGAAGTGGCCGGTCATCTCCACGAGAAGATCAATGCCAAGCGGTGGATTGTCCGGTTCTACAACCTCGGGCGTGATGCTGCGATGGGCGCTCTCGGGGTAGAACAGCATGCGTGGGCTTGGGGTGGTGACAAAGACCACGCATCTTTGAATGGCCAGCAGTGTGAACTCGGGGCTGGGTTCGGGGACACCGAACTTCTCTACCCCGGTGACTGCTCCGGCCCTGAGCGCCCGACGAGCGGGGTCTGCACTTGCACGACCTTCCCCACGCTCATCCGTCAGATGACGGTAGAGGCGATAGTGTCCAAATAAGTCTTGACTTGCTTGGGCTTAGACGGATAATCCACAGTGAAAGCGCTTGCACTAGGGCACAAGGAGGAATGACGATGACAAGACAGAGGCTCGCAGTCGAGTTCAAAGGACTACTCGACGGGCGTCAACATTCGGACGGCCGCTCGATCTTCCGCGCAGTCGCAACAACCCCGGCTCTCGATCGCTACGGTGAGGTAGTTCTACCCGAAGGGGCGATCACGGACAACTTCAAGCGCAACCCAGTTCTCGTCGGCATTCACGACTACAGCCAAGTCACCATCGGTCAGGTCGTGGATCTCAGTGTCACCCCGGATCAGATGATCTTCGACTTCGTCTTTGCTCAGGATGAACTGGGCAAGACCTACGAGGATCGCTACAAGAGCGGCGACATGAACGCATTCTCGATCGGCTTTCGTCCGGTCAAGGGTGGTGCCGTCGATCTATGGATGCCGTGGGATGATGAACCCGCTCTGACCGAGGCGAAGTTCGAACTACCCACCGGCAAGGAAACCACGCTCGATCTCACCAAGTACGACCAGATTCCCTATCGGGTCTACTGCAAGTGGGAGCTACTGGAGATCAGCGCGGTGCCGATTCCAGCCAATCCCGAGGCGCTACTAATGCGCCGAGCCGAAGAGATCGTTCGCCGTGCCGTCGAGAAGAACCCCGTCATGA